CTATTCACCATCAACCTTCACAGCAAACGGCCAATATCGCTCGTCAACTGCTTTGATTTCTTGTTCTGTTAACATATCCACCTTTTCCTTACATGTCGTAAAATCAATTGCTCCCGCTAAATTTAAAAAAGTATATCCTGTGTTAGTCGCCCCTTTGTCTGGTAATAAAACGTGATATACTGGTCCCTTCTCGACTTCGTAGCCGTGTACTACAGCTCGATAAAATTCATTACTATTTTTACCATACCAATGAATTACCGCGGATAATTCAGAATCCTCACATGTTCTCCCTTCACTGCCGTAATAATCAGCCCACGTGCAGATTTCAAAAATGGGGTCTTCATGTTCTTGAATAAACTTAGCAATCAACTGTGGAATCACGATTTTTTTCGGGTCGTCTAGTTGTTTTGCTAAATTAATTGCTCTTTCGTTGGCATAGTCAGCACCTCTCAAATAATCAAGGCTGTCTGTAGAAACTACTAAGCATTCTAACTCTTCAATCAATTCTTGTTTATTCATCGCTGGTCCTCCTACAACAAACCGCTATCAATCAGCAATACTTCGCCATTTGTTTCAAGATTTTCTAACTGATTAAAAGCTTCTTCTGCACCCAATTCTCCACCATCTTCAATACGACTTTTAGCAAGCATTTTGAACGCTTCGTATTTATCAATTGTTTTCATATCATCCAAAAACTCTTTTTCGTCCTCTACATCGCAAACAATATTCTTGTAAAGTTTTAAACATTGTTTTTCATCCTCAGCAACGATTAATGCAAAATACGGGTCTTTAATTTCGTAAAATTTCATTTATTTTACCTCCTGTTCAAAAGCCCACTGACTAAAAGCTTGTAAAACTTGCTTCAATTCATCATCATTTAAATCACCATATGCATAGGCTACTTGCTTATACTTCATTTTTCCACCAGTAGTTAATAAAAATCCCATGATTTCGATAACTTCACGTAATCCGTGTAATTTGCATGATTCTTTCAACCAATCCAGCACAATCTGCTGATTTTCGTTGAGTTCTGGTTGATTACTTTTTGAAGCTCTTTTATTCCAAAGGACTAATAATTTTTCAAAACAAACTTTATCGTGCTCTTTTTCATCCATATCATCCCACGGAACAGAAATTTCGATGCTTGCATTGCATTGTTCACACAATACATAGGCATCTGATGAAATACTAAACGCATTAAAACTAATGTTTTCTGAACCGCAAAACGGGCATGGCTTTATATGAATTTCACTCATTCTGTTTCCTCCAATAATTCTGGATTTTCGTGGATATTACCAATAATTTCTACATCACCATCAAATTGAATCAAAGGATAATACATATTGTTAGCTAAAAGCTGAAAAGCTCCTTCATAAAATACAACTACTCCTATTTGCGGATTATGATGCTTATCGAATAATATATCTCCTTCAAAAATCATTTTTCTTTTTTCATCTTTCAACCCTGTAGATTGCACGAGGACACATTCAGACACATCTAAATTTATGCCGTTATAATCTACTATGCAACCAATACTGCCATCTTTTTCGAAGTCAATTGTTTTAACGTTCACCATGTCGTTGGTGTTTTTATCCCATGCTCTGAATTTTGGAATCATCTTCTTCACTCACTTTCTTACAAACTCACTGGCTCTTTTTTATAACCAGCATCAATCAAAATTCCCTCAATCACATAAAGGTCCGTTTTCTGCTTTAAACTAGCCTTAAATTTCTTGGCAATATTTCTAGCTGTTTCTAAAGAAACAACTTCATATGTTTTAGCCAATGCATCCGCAATTATTGCGGATGTTGGCGTATAATAAATCTCAAGCAAAATGAACACTCACTTTCTACGAGATTATTCTTCGATTTCTTCTTCATCATCTTCAACTGTCTTTTCAGGGAAAATGATGTTCTCTTTGTTTTTGCTCCAAGAATCTGCAAACGGTGCAAAATGTTGGCGTGCAAGTTCAACTTGGTTGATTAGATTTTCAACTGAAACATCATGATCAGCCGCAATTTCTTCTAGCGCTTCCCCTTCATCGATTCGATGCAACACACCACGAACGTTGATTGTTACTGATTCTGGCCATTCGATTGTGGTTGCTTTCTTGATGAATTCGTCAATGGTTTCTTTCGATACTTGCACAGCAACTTCTTCGACTTCTTGCACATCATCGCCCATTTCTAAAGAAGTCTGTTCTTCTTTTAGAACTTCAACTGTTCCGTCGTTGTTTACAACGTATTCGACATTTGGCTTATTCGTCTGCTTGTTAACTGGTACCTTGTATTCTACTGTTTCTGGCTCAATGGTCGTTGATACTGTTTTACCTAAAAATTCGTTTAAACTTTCATATTTCCCTTTTAATGAAGCGTTGCTAACCACTAATAGCACTTCGATATTTCCGTTTGATTTAGATGTCACTTTTTTCACTTCTGGTCTGAAATTTACTTGTTTTGTCATTTTATTTTCCTACTTTCGTTTAATAATTAGTTGCATCTTTCCATTCGTAATCGAAATTATCGGTTATGAATGGTCTTTTTTCGTTTAAAGGCTTAGTTACACCTTGAGTGATCACTTTAAAATCTCTAGCACGAACAACAATCGCTTCAACTGGATGACCATATCGAAGGGCAAATAGACGAAAACGAAGCTTAACGGATTGGTCAATACCATACACGCCAAAAGAGTTTTTAATATCAATGACATGTCTCCAACTCCCATCTAAGTTTTTTATGATGAAGTCAGGTGAATAAGCTATCGCCGAAATTTTGCCTATACCATCCGCAGTTGGTGTAAGTTCGGTTAGTCTAAAACGCGGATGAACTTCAAAAGGTAACCCACAATTTTTGACAAACTTTGTATAAAAGTTAGCTTCCTTCTGGCTATCAAATGTGTAACCATCAATCGTGACTTTATTTCCTCGCTTATTCAGGGCTGTTGGTGATTGCATTGTTTTAACTCCCTTTCCTTGGTCGCAGTTTCCGCTCGAACTGCTTTTCCATCTTTGTTGCATTCTGGGCATGGAATAGGTGTTGCATAATTAAATCTGTCTTTTCCCCAAATAACACGCTGATCTTGACATCTAACACACTTCATTCTCATTTAGCCCCTTTCATCCAAGCTTGGTTATCTTTTGTTGCTTTTTCAATTGGTTCCTTTTTAAAATCTACTTTGGTAGATTTTGCTGTATACCTATTCGGTTTTTCTGGCATTATGATGGCTTCCTTTACTTCTGAAACGGTTCCGCCAGATACGATTGTTGCGATAGCTGCTGTCTCTTTTTGTTCAAATAGCACAGCATCTTTTAAGTTGGCTACTGGTCGACCATCTTTGCCAAGATAGGCTGAAATTTTCACTACATACGGCATTGAATGATCCCCCTTTCTATCGATTTGTTTTTAAGGCTTTAAAATGCGTTTTAAGCCGTTTTTCTTTCTTTATATCTATTTATATTCACTTGATTGTAAAACTGCTCTACGCTGGATATATTCGCTAAAAATAGCATTTTAGATGCCTGCTACTCGTTTGTCTGATGTCCCCTCAATTTTCATCACGAATCCTTGTGAATTACTCATGATGCGAGAAAGGATTCTCTCCCCATAAGCTTGGCTCATTTCTTTACCTGTTAAGTTCGTTGTAAATACTGTTGCTTTATTCTGCCGAGCTTCTACAATGCGATTTAAGGTGTCATTATTAAAGTTGGTACTGTCATTCCCTTTAACGCCTAACTCGGCCCCTAAGTCGTCCAAAACAACTAAATCAGCGCTTTTTATCTCTGCCATTAAGGTTCCTGTTATTGTCTTTCTGGCTTGTTCATCTTTCATCGCAAATTTTAGCTGTTCTAAGAGTTCCGCATAGCTAATGAACAGACAACGTTTATCATAGTTTGATTTCTCCAACACTTCCCAAGCCGTTGACATAGCTAAATGACTTTTACCAACACCGCTTTTGCCTGAAAGAATCATATGAATTGGTTTATTCAAAAGAATTTCAGTTGTGGCTCGATTGGCAATTTCAAAAGCAAGCTTGGTTTCTGTGTCTACTGTTTTGTATGTTTTAAAACGACAATTAATTAAATTTTTGTCGGTATAAAGAGAGCTGTACTTCAAGTAATTAATCGCTCTGGCTTTCAAACTATCGTTAAACATTTTCTCTGTTTCGAGGTCTTCTGCTTTTTTACGTGCTTTATAGCCACATTCCATGCAAGTTGGCGGACATCTATCGGACCCATCCTTGTTTTTTGCACGCCAAGCATAAAGATTTCCTCCGCACTCTGGACATGGATCAGGTGTGATATAAAGCAACGTTTTAATCATTTTTGAAAATCCATCTGATGCCGACTTCATTCTTTCACTTCCTAAAATCCAAGATCATCGTAATCCGAATGACCTGTGTTTGATTTCTGTTGCTTGGTTGTATTACGTTCTCTTTTTACGGCTAAAGCTTTTACATCATCTAAAGTTTTAACGCCTTCTTGTTCCCAATTTCTCAAAATGCTTTCTGTATATTTGAAATTTCTAGCATTTGATTTTGCGGAAATTTTTAAAGCTTCACTTACTAATTCAGTTGATAAATCATTACACCAGTACTCTAAATTTTGAGTAGTGACCGAATTTAGCATTCCGAAAATTGATTGATAAAGTTGAAAAACTGACTGCTGCTCTTCTACTACTACAACATTCTTTTCATTCTTATCATTCTTTTCATTCTTGTTTGTGTGCACTTGTTGTTCACTTGTTGTTCGTTTGATGTTCACTTGATGTTCACTTGCTTGATAATCATCCCAGTTATTTATTGATACGACGCTGTATTTCGTAGTTGATTTGATGTTCAACATTCCTTCTTTTTCAAATCGTTTTAACCATCTCCATACAGAACCGCTGTTCACTTGATGTTCACGTTTGACACCTTTATTCATCTCAAACGTTATTGCGTCGCGCCCTGTGACGAATTCTCCGCTGTTCAACCATATTTCTTTTCCATTAAAAAGAAATTTTCTGTTTTCGTGGCTAGCTTTCATCAAACACAAGTTCCACAATTTGTACATGTAAGGATTAGTCCATACGAATGAATCCATTACCTTACGATACAATTTGACGTAACCAGCATTCATTCGTTATGCACCTCCTATAAATCGTCCATACTGGTAAAATTTGTAATTTTGTTGTGTCCTCTACAATATTCACAAATCCCACAACTAACTGGTTCTTCTTCACCGTTTTTCACTCGTACAACATGCTCGATGTTTTCTTTTAATTCTTCTAATTCGTATATCATTTTTTCTTCGCTAAGAGTGATTAGTTTTGCTTCACTAGGTGTTTGTTTCGAAACGGCTGCAATGAGAGGAAGAAAATTTTTGTCATATTGTTGACGAAGCAATTCGCAATAAACAGCCATTTGTAACACGTAACCGAAGCGTTCAATGAAGTTTGCTTTTCTGTTTAAACGTTCGTCCCACTTTTTCTCGTGCATATCTTTGGTTGTTTTGATGTCTACAAAATACTTTTCTTCTAAATTCAAACAATCAATTTTCCCTTTCCACATTGCACCGCCAATTTCACCTGTGACGATCACTTCTTTTTCGCCTTGATAAATATTTAAAAAGGCTTCTTCTTGTTTTAATCTTTCAATCATCTGCTCCGCAATTTGGAAATCTTTCAGCAGACCAAACGGCTTTCTTGAAGAAAACATCTTGCTTTTGTTTTCTTCTTTGAATGCTTCATGAATTTCTGGTGATTCAAAGTAAGAATGAACATAATTACCAACTAGCAATGCTTTAGGATCGTTTTCTGGTGTCCATTCGCCTTTTAACTTGGCAAGAGCTGCAGCTTCACATTCAAGAAATTTTTTATATTGAGAGACAGACATATAAGCTAGGTCCGCTTCTTGTGAATAATAATTTTCATCAGAAAGGATAATCGTCTTCTTCAATCGTTGAGACATCAGGTTCACTCTCTTTCTGATTGGTTTCATAACCAGCCATCACATCTAAAGTTTCCTGAACTGGTTCTTCTAAAATTTGTTCAGCCGTTTTCATTAAATCTTCTTTTTCGATTGGTTTTGCTTGTTCAATATCGGGTTGCTCTGGTACATCATCCACACGTGTAATTCGTTCATTATCGTTTTCTTGATCAACAGCTTTTTTATTGTTGGAAAATAGTTTTTCTTCAAGTACCGCAGCTTGCTCTTCTCGCTCTGGTGTCACATCTTTTCGTTCGAATTCATTTTCGAGTGTGTCTTTAGCAGCTTGCACAAATAAATCATTATCGTTACTAGTATTGATTAAATATTTAGCAGCTCGATTGATGACAGTTCTTTTTGCCATTTCTTCTGGGAAATCGTTTTGAACATTTTTTGTTTTTGCTTTACTCCATGACTTATCAATTTGTTTTTTAGTCATGACCGTTGTTACTTCTTTACCATTTGCTAGCTTAATAACCACATAAGCAGCCTTGATGTCGTTGTCTAGGTTTTCGAAGGATGTTTCATGTTTAGCAACAACTAAGTCTGGTCCGTCCATAGCAATTTCAAATACATCGCCTTCTCTTACTACAACAGGCGTGATCTCTGCACCTCCTGTTACTCGATCTAATACAGCCATGGTTCCAAAATATGAGCGCATAAGCTGGACTTTATTTCCATACTTGATAAAATAACATTGTTTTTTTGCTGGTGATAATCCTTGGATGACCATATCAAGCAAGGCGTTAGAAATAGATGTTTTAGTTTCTGGATTGTTAGCTGCCAGCTGAAGAAGGTTCCCTCCTGAATTGTTGGTTAGTTCAAAGAAAGCACTTTTCAATGCATTCTGCGGGCTATAGCCTGGTGGCATTTCTAATCCCTGCTCTTGCAATCTATTTAAATTTCCGATGACTTGTTCATCTAAAGATCGTTGTGTCACCTGTGTTAAATCATTACTCATTGTCATTCTCCTCTTCTTTGTCATATTCCCATGTTGGCTCTAATGCTTCTTTTTCTTCTGGAGGTTCTTGTCTAGCCCCTAATGAATCAAATTCAGGCATTTTCACCACTCCCAAAATATTTTCGTTTTGTTTTCTTCAAGTTCAACGTGATCAAATCCTTCTGTTTCTAATTGAGATAAAAACGTTGATGTAAGACCTTTACTATTCACCACGCAACTTGTATTACCATTTGATGCTGCAGTTCGAATTGATTGAACAATTCTATTTTGAGCATTCGCTAACATTAATTCGTAAACATCATCACTTAAACCTCTTACTTCAATCATTGCAGTTCACCTCGTAAAAATGCAGTTAGTAGTTCATCCATAGATTTTTCATTTGCAGCATCTTCGGCTCTTTCTGCTACGCATTCTGGACAATCACAAGATTCGCTTATACTTAATTGCTCTTTTAGATCACCTACAAGTTTTTGCAAGAGTATAGCTAACCCGATAACTGAACCACAAAACGCAGTACTTCCTTGGCCTGTTTCAAAATTTGTAGCACATAGAAGAAGTTCAACATTCTGTGCCTTACATTCTTTTTCAAGTTCAATAATCATTCTTTCAATTTCTTTATTCATGTGGTACACTCTCCTTGAATTTGATATTTGTAATTGACCTACTTTGATGGCCGTCGAAGTGGGTCTTTATTTGTTGTTCCATCTTTTCATTCCTCATTATCAGACATCTTTTTGTAAATTCTTTCATACAAAGTCAATTGTCTTTCAAGCTGATTTAATGTATAAACGTTGTTGTGTTTGCGTTGATTAGATCGCATAAATCGCAAATTATTCTTCAATACATCGATTTTTTCTAGCACTACTTCTTTAACCATTTCAGTTTCATGTTCATTCAAAACCGATTTAGTCTTAGTTTTCATTTGTGGTGGTATAGCTTGTTGTCGGGTTGGTAAAACGGCTCCTGTCCTACTATCTTGAAATGTTGGTCGTGAGTTCATTTGTTGAATGGTTAAACTATTTATTCGGCTTTCAGCTTCACTTAATCGCTCACCAATTATCCAATTATGAAAACACAAGATAGCTACTGGAATTGCGACTATTCCTATTACGTCGAATACATTCATTTACTTCACCTCGCGATTCTGTTTCCTCTTGTAATTTTCACCAGCGTTATCGGCGATCCAACTATTAAATGAACATAATTCAATAACAAGGTTATAAGTCATCAATACTAATGCATAAATCAACAAAATCTTTCCATCTGCTTTTGTGCCAATTAGTAATCCCACTCCAAAGATATATAATCCGTAGGTTATCCTATTTAGGTTTCTGTACATTTTTTTCATTTTGTTTTTTATCGTCCTTTCCTTTAATAGTGTACGTATGCGTGATGCCTGTTTTACGTGTCATAACGTTACAATACGCTTGACCTAATAAATCAATATTTACTTGATCTGCCATTTTATTCACCTCACTTGATATTTAAGATTTTTTTGATTTTCTGAACTTGCTCTTCTGAACGTCTACGACCATGAAGAATATCTGACAAGTAAGGGCTTGAAATCCCCAGTTGTTTAGCTAACCAAGATTGGTTTTTGCCTGCACGAATTAGAGCTGCTCTAACATCGATCGCTAAGTCTTGTGACATATTTATTACTCACTCCCTTTTATTTTTAATTTGTAAGCTAAAAAATTAGCTAATTTAATAAAATTTATTGACTTATTCTATAATGTTTTGTAGAATAAGTGCATAGCTAAATAAGACTTTTTAAGCCTAGTAAAACAACACTTTTTTACCGTTCCCCAACGATTTTTAGTTTGTTTCTCGGTTTTATTTGCGAACTTATTAGCTAATAATTTAGCTTACGGACATAGTATATTAAAAAGTTTTGTAGATGTCAACCAATTTTCTACTTTTTTTTATAGACGAATCCGAAGCTTATGGAGGAAAGCTTGATATGACTGTATTTGATAGAGTAAAAAAATTAGCAGACAATCAGAAAATATCTATTGTGGAACTTGAAGAAAAGTTAAATTTTAGTCGAAATTCATTATATGCTTGGAAAAAAAGTAAACCTTCTATTGATAAATTAGAAGCTGTTGCAAATTATTTTGGAGTTTCTACGGATTATTTATTAGGTCGTGAAGTCTCTAATAAATCAAAGCAATTTGATGATTTGGATGAAGTATTAGATAATGTGATGAGTTTCGATGGTGAGCCTTTAGACGACCATGATCGAGAAGTTATTCGTGCTTACTTAAAAGGAAGATTCGGAAAATAATTTAAAGGTTGTGCTATATGAAAAGTATCAAAGAGTTGGTGGAAGAATATGGAGTGGAGTTAGTTTTTACTACATTACACAAAAAAGCTTGCTTCGAACCAGAACATGGCGTAATTTTTGTTAATCAAAATTTATCTACTGAAGAACAAGAAGAAGCAATTTATCATGAATTTAAGCACGTGAAAGATCATGCTGATTTGATGGCACTATATAACATCCCTATTTTTAGATCAAAAATGGAAGCAGAAGCTGAACATTATATGTTCGAATGTTTGATTGAAAAAAACGATGGTCAGTTTAATTATTCTAATGTAATTACACATTATAATTTAAAAATGGGGCAAGAAACTTATCTAAAATAAAAAAATAACGCACCCTCCGACCAAGAAGTTGTACGTTAAAACTAGAACCAAAATAGGCTTATTTTGTTACGCCTATTTTACCAAAAATAATGAGGTGAAACAATGGCAAATGAAATAAAACAAGTTGCGTTATACATACGTGTGTCTACAGATCAACAAGCTAAACATGGTGATAGTTTGGATGAACAAGAACACACTCTAAATGAATACGTAAAACAACAAAGAAACATGAAAGTATTCAAAACTTATATAGATGATGGCATTTCAGGTCAGAAACTATATCGTGATGAATTTCAAAAATTATTAGATGATGTTAAAAAAGGAAGAATCGATACGATCTTATTTACAAAATTAGATAGATGGTTTAGAAATTTACGTCATTATTTAAATATTCAAGAAATACTAGACAAAAACAATGTTACTTGGTTAGCCGTTACACAACCTTTCTTTAACACAGAAACAGCAATGGGCCGTTCATTTGTAAATCAATCAATGGGTTTTGCTGAGCTTGAAGCACAGATGACTTCTGAAAGAATTCGGGCCGTTTTCGATAATAAAATACGAAAAGGTGAAGTTGTTAGTGGAAAAGTACCGCTTGGTTACGATATCAAAGACAAACATCTTGTTCCGAATGAAAAAGCTGAAATAGTAAAAGAAATTTTCCAGTACTATTTAGAAACTGGCAGCATGCGTGCCACCGTTAGACATTTAGAAAATCATTTCAGCATGACAAGAGATTATCAAAGCGTTCGGCAAATGCTTACTAATAGAAAATACATTGGTGAATTACGAGATAATAAAAATTTTTGTGAACCTATTATTGATCGTGACGTATTCGAAAGAGTACAATTACAACTTTCAAAAAATATTCGTATGAATAAAAAACGCGACTATATGTTTACTGGATTGTTAGTTTGTAGTGAATGTGGTTGTAATTATTCCGCCACGGCGGTTATTAGCCGATATGTACGCAAAGACGGTACGACAAACCCGAAGGAAAGACATTTATATAGATGCACCAAAAACCGTAATAACACAAAAAAATGCAGTAATAAAAAAGGCATATATGAAACTACATTAGAAAATTTCCTTCTAGAAAATATTGAAAAACAAGCAGAAGAGCTATCCGTAAAAATGCAACAAGAACCCGAAGTGAAAAAAACTAAGAATACTAACGATAAAATAAAAAAGAAACTAGATAGACTAAAAAAAGCTTATTTAAATGAGGTTATAACATTAGATGAATATAAAAAAGACAGAGAAGAATTAGAAGCACTTTTAATACCTGAAAGAGATAATAAAATTGCTAAAATTGATTTGAACTCACTGCATAACTACTCTACTGCTGAATTTAGAGATGGATATAAACAGCTAACAATTTCGGAAAAAAGTTCTTTATGGCGGCAAGTGATTAAAAATATTGTGGTTTATCCAGATGGAAATTTGAAAATAAATTTTTTAGGATATTGA